TCAAAAAAAAATGAAAGTAGCCGATAAAGTAGCCGATAAAGTAGCCGATAAAGTAGCCGATAAAGTAGCCGATAAAGTAGCTGACAAAAATAAAGACGAAGATGACGAAGATGACGATGATGACGACGATGAAGAAGAAGATGATGAAGACGACGAAGATGACGAAGACGAAGGAAAATCTAATACACATGAAGATTCGGAAGATGAAGAAGTAAGTCGTCCTGTTACACCTCCGCCAGCTCCTATCGTAGAACCATCTGCGCCTGTTAAAAAAGCAGTTAAAAAGGCTGTTAAAAAATAAAAGAACTTTCTATATCAGTTATTCATATATATTATATATTTTTTATTTATTATAAAACAAATATTATAATAAAAACAAATATTGACATTATAAATCTACCAAGTGGATATGGTTCATTATATTCTTCATCAAAAATATCTATATTATTTGAAAATAATTTAGATATCATTTCTAATATTTTATATGATATTGGTAATGATAATACGGCAAATATTATACTAGCATAAATAGCCGTTTTAAACTTTAAAATATATTTATCTATAAAACTATCTGGTTCTTTTTTTAATTGATTTATATTATCAATCGTCGCAAATTGTGAGACTGGCGTATATACAAAATTAGGTACATTTTTACTATATATATCCATTCTATTTATATATATTCTACATAATAATATAGTAAAAAATTATTAGACGGATTCGCATATACATTTATCCCGTCTGTTTCTCCAGTTAATATTTCCTCTCTTCTTCGCAAATCTTCTAATCTATTTAAATCATTAAATAATTCTAAATTATAATTATTAAATATTGAGAAAATATTACCTAATCTCGAAGGAGTATTTACATTTGATAGCCACGTTGGTACATTTTCATAAAAATCATCAGAACACAAAGCTAATGCTTTGACAAAATTACATATTAATACATACATTAAATCATTATTTTCCTTAATCATTTTAATCGCATCTTTACAAAATTTAAATACAAATTCTTCATCATCCACATCTTCTACGCTTGTTGCGTTTTCCAAATCTAAAAAATATAATTTACTTTCACTATATTGATATGATAAATCCTTAAAATACTTTATTGATTGTAATATTTTTTCTCGCGACATTTTATTAAACCATTCAGGGCTATTATAGAAGCCCTTGCTTTCTAATTCTATTGATAAATCGGTATACGCATTTAATTTCGTTATCCATTTATTCTTATCTTGCTTGGGTTTTATATTATTATATTCCATGAATTTATTTAATTTCCATATCATGTTTTTAGTTATTTTTTCTCTAGTATATGGATTATATGGCTCTTGTTTATCCTCATAACATTTTTTAATAAAATAATCTAATTCAACAGCATCAAATCCATATACTCCTTTAATATCATTTAAAATAAATAATTTATTTTTCGGTATATCGCTAATAGGCTCGCAAGTAAATAGGTCATCGCTATTAATTATATAATTATAATCGGTGTTTTTAGATAATAAATAGTATTTATACTTATTTTGAAATTTTTTTATAACATATTTATCGCGAATATTATAAGTTTTTGAATTTAAATTATATAATAAATCATATAGCTCATTTTTAGAATAATTATTGTGACATTTAATATATCTTTCCGATAATGATAATAACATATTAAATGGTATGTTATTCAATATTGATTTAAATAGATTTCCTGCCTTCTCTTCTTTATATTTATATTCATTAATATTATCAGTAATATATTTATACAAATTAAATATATCAATCATTTGTATTACTTCTTTTTTCCCGAATATTAATTTAAATATTTTATTTATAAATAAATCATTATTACTATGATAACCGCAAAAATTACTATTGGTTTTAGCTATTCTACTACATAATTTAAAAGTTTTTTTATCTCTATTAATACATTTCATATTGTCTCCCATATAATTAATTATTATTTTTAAATAATGCGTTTTCTATTTATATATTCGCCCTATATAATAACCCCGCATTTACATAACTATTATAATCATATAATTTATCTCCTAATAAAACGTATTTAATGCCATTTTTACTAACTACCTTTCCCTTATTTTTAATTAATTTTTGATATTTTTGATGCTGCTGTATCTTACCATCAGAACCTATATTTTCAGTATATGATAATTTATTATCATTAACATTTATAGGCCAATTATAACATTTATAACCATTCGCGAGAGGTTTATTTTTATTTGAATGAATAACACAATCTATTGAAGATGATTTTAACATATTCAAGAACCCATTAATTAACCCTTCTTTTTTCTGCGCCAAAAGTAATATATGCTCGTCCGTCGTTAATTCATTATCTTTTTTTCTCAATGTAGGATTATTTGCCAATTGCTCTTTTGTTAATTTCATTATATACATATAAACACCAACATTTTGATGCTCCTTTGGTAGAGACATATGGCTACATGTTCTAACTGCTCTGCCAATAACCTGATTGATTCTAACAGAATTCCAGAAATATTCAGTTATTAAAACGCGTCTTACATTTTTTAATGATATTCCCTCGGCACCCGATTGTGTAATCATCATAGTTTTCACTAATTTACCATATCGCTGATCTATGTTTTCTAAACCATCAATTTGTATTTTAATATTATCTGGTAATAATGAAAAATCACCATTAAATAAATTCATTAATATATTTGTTTTCGTTCTATCAGAATTGAATACCACATATCTTTTATTATCATATTTTTCATCAAAAACATCAACATCCTCAATAATATATCCAAACTCTTCGCTTTTTGTAACATTTATTTCAACATACCCATTTCTATTCATCACTTCTTTCAATATACCTAAACCTTCAACCATGCGAAATTGCGAATATACTAATACTGAACCAGGTGATTCATTCATATCTTTTAACATTTCGGCAAATTTAGGGCTATATAATTCTTTTAATTTATCAACATTAATAGCATCGCTTTTACTTAATTCGTTCATAGCGGTCTCTAATTGTTTTTCATATTGTGTAGCGACGGCTTTATTAATATCCTTTTTATCTACACTTTCCTCACTACTATCATCGTCTTCTACATTTTTCGCTAATTCTTTTTTCATTATAAGGCGAATATCTTGTGGAAAAGCTCTCTTAATATTATCTGGAAATACAAAATTACATACCATTCTACTGAAAGCTCTATATACAGAATTAACATCGGCGTTTCCTTTATTTCCAAATTTCTTTTTTCTATCATCCATATCCATCTCTTTGCGTCGCACCTCTACATATTTATTTAGTTGATGATTTGTCATATTTAAATATTTATAATTTGTGGGTAAAACATTTGGAAAAAATTCGGATCCCGTTGTTTTGTAATAGCTTAATGTTCCTAATATTCTCCTTTTAAACAAGTCTTCATTTTTAATTTTAATATTTTCAGGCTCACTATCATTTATAAATAACCTGTCAAAATCTTCTTTTTTATTAGGTAGTGCGTAATTTTTTTCAACCTGATATTTTGTATTTAAAGTTATACCATTTATATTATCCGCAACTTTTTCATTTATAATATTATCAATTAATGCTTCAAAGTCGCTATCACTTATATCATTATTATTATCGTATACTAAGTTAAAATTAAAGTTATTATCAGGATTATATATTAAAAGCTTATCTATTTTTTTATTACCACAATTTGAAATCATAATTTCGTCTTCATTCATACAATTACTACGCAACTCTTTTAATACATTAATTATTTGCTTGATATTTTTAGTAATCTCTTTTTTATCTATTGATGGAAAGCGTGGAGCATCCATTTTCTGATTATTTTGAAACTTAAATATGCGCGCCTTCGCCCTTTTTTTAATAATACTTATTATATTATCTACATTTAAAAAAGAATACCCATATATAACATTATATCGGTCTGTCAAATATTTATGCGATAATAACCATTTAGGAGGCTGTAACCCTTGTGTCTCAAATATAATATTTTTATTTTCCTTTAAAGCATTCTCAAGATTACTTTCTAATAATAAATCGCATGATTTTTTAAATTCAGGAGTACATTGTATATTTTTCTTACCATTTCTAACATCATAATAAGCATTTTTAAAATCTTCTAATAATTTTTCGCTTGGATTTTCATATTTTTCTAAAATACAATCTTTATCATTATTACATTCCTTATTTACTCTATTAATTATATCTAATACCATCTTTTTATATTCATCATTATGTACGACTAAATCGTCAATGTTTATTTTAACATTATCAGTATTTAGTTTTAAGTCACTAATTATTTTGTCCGCCAATTTCAATTTCATAGAACCAGCAATACCATTTGTAACAATTAAATAAGGTTTCTTATTATTCACTAATTTAATACTTTTTATCGACGAAGATAATACATCTTGATTATTAATTTTACTTATAATCTCACGTATTATCTTAGTATCGTCAATTCCCCAATCCTTTTTTATTATTACCGATGAATCTTTATCTTTTCTAACAAAATTTTTAGGAAATAATATAATATTAACATTTTTATCATCGTGATATATTTCGTCAATATAGTTATAATGTTTTGATGATTCCAATGTATTAATTAAATTCATTTTATTTGCTTGTCCGTTTGCTATAGGAATTTTATATGTAATCATAGGGCCTCTTATTAAATTTATTAATGTAGCTATTTCATAAGGTTGGTTTATAATTGGTGTTCCGGATAAAAGAACTATTTTAATATTATTAGCATTCATCATATGATTATAAATAGTTCGCGCTAAACGGGAACCATTGACTATTCTACTTATAAAATTATGTATCTCATCAATTATAACAAATGTGTCATCAAATGGAGAATCCCCTAATTCTTTTATCATTTTAGCTGTTAAACCATTGTAATTTATAAAAGTATAGCGATTTCTAATAATATGTACTATCGTCTGGTCTACTATATCCTTATAGTTGCTAGGAATTTTAGAATATTTTGTCCCTTCGACTATTATTTCTGCTCCATTTATATCTTTATTATAAAGCGGTACCCATACCAAACCATCTTTTTTAATAATTTTATCAGTTATAGCATATTTATTTAAGGTTTTCATCATTTCCTTATTCGCTTTTTCTACTTTTAGCAATGTCCATGACTTCTTGAGATTTAAACCAGTTTTTGATATTTTCATTAATTCATTTTCATAATTTTGTGATAATGACGCGGGTGTCATTATTACTATTTTTTTTCTATTTATATAACCTTCGGCAGCAGCAATAGATGCCGCCGATTTACCCGAACCTAATTCGTGATATAATAATATCCCGCGATATGGACTATCAAACTGCATGTAATCTTTAATAATCCTCTGTTGTGGAAATAAAGATACCGATTTGATATGTAAATCACAAGTTCCTTTATCACATTCACAACCCGATTTTTTACTTACATCATTATTAATACTATTATTCTCATAATTTTTAGGGTGAAATGTATTATATATATATTTGTTATATCCAATGCGATTAGTTAACATCCAATTATCGGGTTTTACTTCAATATCCATTGTCTTTCTATTATTATAATTTAATTTATATTATAAAAAAATATATTAATATTATAAAGTATAAAAATGATTAATGTAGAAAAATTATTAGATAAATGTGAAGCCATGACTTTATTATGTACTAAATCAGCTACTCACTGGAGTTTTGTTAAATTTTGTTTCAATATCCCGCTTGTATTAACATCTTCTGCAATGTGTATTATAAATAGTATTAGCGATAATGCTAATGATATTAAAATACCTAACATAGTCGTAAATGCTGTAAGTGTTTTAATAATGTCTTTATCAAATAGCATTAAATCCAGTGAAAAATTTGAGATATTCAAAAAATTATCGCAACAATTTATGTCATTATCACAAGAATTAGAATCCTTAGAAGAAAATGACGAAAAATATAAGGAAAAAATAGGTATTATTAATCTTAAATATGAAAATTTAATACAAGATTGTGCTTTTGAAGAGATACCATATAGACATAAAATGAATGTAGCAAAATTATTCACTGATGCTAACAGATATGTACCTATACAATTAAATGGAATTATTGGCAATAATTCAATTAAAAGAAAAAGTAATCCTAAATTAATAACGAATGATGTTTCTCTCGTCAATATTAGCAATATAAGTGAAGAAAATATCAAGAAAGCCAAAGAATTATTATTAAAAACCAATAATATGGATTTCCATAATAGTGAAAACGTCTAACTATATATAAAACCCATATCTTCATATAACATATCTTCATCGTCATTATCTTCATCTATCGCAGATAAAGGCTTATCATTCTTTTCATTATTATTATACAAATCATTAATATCAAAGTTTTCTTTTAATTCTTCATCGTCATTATCCATAAGATTATTCTTTATCCCAGCTTTCTTTAAATTAGTAATCAATTGATTATCATCTACGGTTTTATTATTTAATATGCTTAATTTTTTCTGTTTATTTTCCTCGCGTTTTTTATTTAAAAAATCAATATTTTCTTCCATAGTTGGAAATGTAGCTACGTTAAATATATTTATTAAATATTTTAGAATATCTTTAGAATTTTTTTCTATAAAATCTCCGGGCAAATCAACGAGTGATTTTAATATATTATTTTCAATATTATCTGGTGTAAAAGGCAAGCATATTACTCTACTTAAAATATATAAATTAATCTTATTTATTTCATTAGATATATCGTCATTTAAAACCTTATTAAGTTTATATAAATCCTTCATTATATATTTAATATAATTTATAGCATTTTCTATTAGCAAATTAATATTATCATCTTCATAAATGTTTTTATATGTAAATAGCATTTTAGATACATGTAACATAACATTTTTATAATTAATTTTCTTAGTAATAAAATTATTATATATATCTTTGTTGCTTATTCTTGCTGTTTTTGCTGCTATATTTATATTATTTTCTATATATTTATTAATATTTTTTGAGTTATTTTTGAGCTCATCTATTACATTATTTGGTAATAATGGTGATTTATCATACATCTCATCTAACCATTCCGTAACTATATTTTCATTATTTTTAACATTATAAGTATATTCATCGATGTGAATAATATCTATGTTTTTATCTATCATAATCTCGTCTTTTATTCCCTTGAATTCTGGGATATATCTTAATAATCTTGGACTATTAGTTACTCTATTGCTACCATATAATTTTTTAATAGCAATTAAATCTTTTCTACCCGCCTTTATCATATCCCCATCAGTATCAAAAGTATCATCTATTTTCTTTAAACAGCACCCTATCAAAAATTTATGTATTTTTTTATAATTAACGCCGGGCATATAAACTAATGCGTTAATATAGTCTTTTTCAAGCTTTTCTTTGTTTCCTTCCTTGAAACTTTTTAATAAGTTAGCTTGTTCTTTGAGACCTCGCTCTATCTTTTTTTTCTCATTATTTATTGTTAATTTACTTCGCAATTTTTCTAATATATCTAAATATTTTTCTGATATTATTTTTATAACATCGTCTGTGAGTTTATTATATTCACAATAATTATCTACGTTTTCTTTTAAATATTCATTGCTTATTTCTAATATATATGGCAATACGCCATTCTTAGCATTTTTATCTAAATTAGATATAGGCGATCCATAAAGATACCACTTATCAACATACACGTTATTCATGTAATTTTCATTAATTAATATAGTATTATTTATTATTTTTTCTTGTACCGATATTATCCAAAATGACACAGCATTCGCTAATAATTCATTTAAAGAATTTAAATATTCATCATTTACTCTATTTATAATAACATTAATATCATCATCTACGTCTTTATATATGCCTTTTTTAATATTTATGGGTTTTATTTTTAAAAAATCTATTATCATTTTATTATCAATTTCCAAGTTTTCCTCACTAAATGCAATTTTGTATCTATTAAACTTTGAAGGAAGACTTCTGTAATATTTGAATAATTCGTTACATAATAATTCATAATCTATCTCTAAATTTGATATTTTGCTTATATTACTTAAATCCTTTAAAATTATACCACAATATTCAAGAAATCCTTCCTCATTTTTATAGTTAAGATTTCTTAAATATTTATCATATTCATTATAATTTTTATTTATATAAATATTATCATCTATCTCTGTAGCAATATTTTCCATATCTTCTAAATCTAAATTATTATTAACGTAAATATCATTAATACCTCCTTCGTAATTCTCTCTATCTTCGCCTTCTTTTATCTCTTTCTGCTCTCGGTAAGATATTAAATATTTTTTACCATCCTTATCGTAGTCAAAAATATGATCGCGCGAATATTCAAACAGAGTTTTCATATATTCTTGTTCATCAATAATATTATCTAAATTATCATTTGTATTTAAAATATTATTTATGCTTTCTATCCCTTCAATAATATTTATATTTTTTATAGATGCCTTAATTTTTTTTAATATATTTTCAATTTCATTTTCATCATTATTTACAGCATTTATAATATCATATATATGTAGCTTATTTATAGCTATTATATCATCTAAATTTTGCGCCTGATATTCTTCAAGCATTTGCTTTAAATTATTTAAAAAATCAATGGTTTTATCATTTAATTTTATTAGTTTTAAAGATGATGCCAATTTATCAAAAAAAGTTAATTTTTTATTTATTAAATCGCATTTTTTTATTTTGAAACCTTTTATTACATCTTTTCTTTCTTTTTCATAATCTGTAAGTGATATCATGTGTTCGCATAATATTTTAAAATCGTTTTCATTAATAAAATCCAGAGACATGTCAAATCTTTTAAATATATTATCTATATTTGAATAATCAAGAGCAAAACTATCTGTTAAATATTTAACAACATCATTTATATCCGGTTTAACCCTTTTAATCAATACATTTATTTCATTAATATCATCGGATTTTATATAGTTAATATTTTTACTATTAAATAAATGTGAAGCTATCTTGTTATATATATAATCATTGATAGTACAAGTAGGTATTTTATAGTAAGCCGCTAATATAGGGAGATTGACGTTATCAACGGGATATACAGGGTAATATACAGGATACTCTTTATTTTCGGGCTGTATTAATGCGTTGATTTTTGCGGTAGGCTTAAATTTTAAATTTTTAGACGACGCATCATATTTAATTGAAAAAAAATATTTGTTCTTTGCCTCCTCGCTTTGTAATGTGTTTAATTTTGATAATTTATTGAATTTCAAAGCATCATCCTTTTTCTCGTCATATAGCAACATATTCTCTTTTTTTTCAGCATCAGTATTAAAAATATAATTATCATAATTTGACAATTTACCTTCTTTATTATTAGAGTATTCTAATATATCATAAAATAGTTGCGTTACTGATTGTGATCTCTTTTTATTTTGAAACATTTCAAATAGATTTTCATAAATATCATTCCTTGATAAAGCAATAAAATATGGGTTATCTTTAATTATTTCATCTAGTGTCAATATCTCTAAGTATTCTATATCATCTAACTCTTCATTTTCTATTTCAAATATATTATTCTCAATCTCTATCGGCATTTAAGATATATCCTTTCTCTTTAATACAAAGAGATATATAAAATATTTATATTATTTACATTATATTATTTTCTATTGAAAATTTATTCCAATTTATCTTAATTACTGATATTGTATCAATAATGTCTTTACAAATAGCATCAAGGAATGAAATAGCTACTTTATTATCATTTAGCTCTTCAATAGTGATTCTAATAATCATTATCTTTTTTAAAGGATGGGGGCAAATATAGCCTGCGTAAATACAATCATAATTATTAAATTTATTTTTTTCCCGAATATATTTATTATGTATATAAGATTGTATAATATTTCCTAATGTATCATCTTCATCCTCAATTATAAATTCGTAACATCCTTCAATATCTTGAAATTGTTGAATTTTAATTTTATTTGATTTTTCCAAATTAACTAATTCTTTTCTGATATTATTTAATTTATCCATAATAATATCCAAGGATTTCGGTATTAAATATTTGGGTCCTACGTTAATATTTATATATTCAATATTAAACATAAATCTAATAGGGTCTCCATATTTATTTTTATAATAAGCCCTTTCTTTATCCAAAATGCTATCATATTTAGAAGCTTCTAATGGGTCTTGAATATATGTAAAGTTAGATAGTGAGACGGGATTAAAAGACGCGTTATCCCTACCAGTTTTTTTAACAACATTCGCAGTAAAATGTAAATGTTCTCCTGGTCTTAATCTTGTTATTAAAATATTATCATTAGAAACTTTGTTTGGCGGAAATATATCCCTTAATTTTTTTTCTGTCAATTCTACACCATTCATAGTACCTGTTATATCTTTCGTTGTTACATTCATAATCTTATTATTATTATTTTTAACATTTAATTCAATAATTAACGAATTATCCTCATATGATTCAATTTCATCTTCTGTTAAACATATTGGAATTAATCCAATGCGATGAATGATAAACTCGTTATGTAAAGCACCATTATTAGCTATAATATTAACAGATGGTTCATCTTTGTCTAATTTTTCTCCAATAATACCCGGTATAGGAATGTCCGTTAATATTATACGCCGAATACCATTTACTATAGACAAATCAATATCGTTTATCTCAAAACTATGATTATTTGAAGGGTCTTTAATATCAAAGGTGTAGTTTTTAAACATTCTATACTTACTTATATATTAATAAAAATGTATATTCTATATATCAATTTTTCAATGATTTAATTTATTTACATTATTTTTTAATTTTTCTAATAAATTAAGCATATATTCATTTTGGTTTTCATCTTTAGTTAAATGGGTACCGGTAATAGTAACTATAGGTTTTGCTGTTATTATTTTCACCACTATTTTTTCTCCTAAATTATTAATAATTCTATGTAATTTTTTAGTATCACTTAATATAACATTATATTCCCTTACTAATTCTTTTAATTTATTTAATTTATTGTTTTTTAAATATAAATGCTGTTTTTTAATATTACTAAGCATTTTCTTTTCATTTTTTATAGTATCGTTAATATATTTTTTTAATAATTTAACATTATAATCAAAATCTAAGGGTTTATTGCCTCTATTTTGTTCTATAGATATATAATTTTTATTTATAATATCTATATCACTCTTAATATTTTTTAAAAAAAGTTCCAGTCTATTTTCTCTATTTTTAACTTGATTCATTATATCTATTTATATAACTTAAAAAAATAAAATTACTTTTTATTTACCGCAGCAATGGTTGCTACTATTATTATCAATATCATTGGTAATGTTGATAATATTGCTACTATCCAACTCCAAATATAACATTCACCCTTTGTTAAACAAGTAATATTATAAGCAGTCAATAAAATTATTAAAATATAAAATACATATCCAAATAGGTATAATCCCGGACCCATTAAATAAATATTAACTGTTAACGCAACTATTGTGGCTATTAGACTTATTACTATATATACCCATCCTTGATTTGAAAAATAATCCATATATGTGTTTATATTCTATTAAACATATATATTTTTTTATGATATTAGGCTATTCATTATAGCAAAACACATAGATGTTCGTGGATGCATCTCATTAACTGGGTTAGAAGCAAAGAATTGAATCAATGTTTTAATATTTTTAACATCGTTACATTGACATAGATAATAATATACATTTGAAGATGTAATCATCCTTTCTTTATACGTTACTACTTGTAAATTTCTTAATTGTGCCAAATGATATTGAATAATAGGTGGGAATTGTTTATCCAAATCTTTGTTCATTTTATATCTACCATATTTTGGATAATATGTAGTCGTTGATACATAATAGCTATATAAGCTGTCTTTAATAGTAGAAATAATAGTATGGATTAAATATGTAGGATCTATTTGTCTACCATTATTATCAACTGGCAATACTAAATGTGGAACATAGTTATTAATATAGTCTTTAATAGTATAATTATGTTTATTCTTCATATATACGCTTAAAATATTAATCCATGTATTGGGATGACACGGGTCAGTCTCTTCACGATGATTAATAATATCTGTTGATACTTTATATAGTTTAATATTATTATCAATTAATTTTTTAATAATAAGACCATAACTATAGGAGTTTGTATTAATATGATTTAATGCCGAACTAATATCACTAAATTCTAATGGATAAGTAACACCTAATTCAACAAAATCATTGATTTTTACATTGCTGATATCTTCCTCTGTCATTGAATGCCTATTTTTAGTATTAACATGGACGATCTCCATATATTTTTCACCCAATACATTAGTATAATCAATAATATGAACATTTTCATGATGAATTATAATAAACTCATAAGATTTGCTTTTGTCTAAATAAGATGTGAACTTATTTCTTAGGAGTTTAGATACCTCGCTATGTGATAGAGATAGCTCATCTTGATTTAAAAGTTTTCCAAAATATTTATATAAAATTTCATCAAACATATTCCCGTGTGTTTTTGTAGGATGGGAAAATTTCGAACTATTCGCATCCGGACAACTTGATGTTCCGAAATACCAATTATCATCATGATTATAAATCGTAATCATAGTACCATCATATGCTTCATAACATTTATCTGTATTATTATACAATTTAGACATATAATTAGCAATATCTGATCTTTCCGGAATAGAATTCGCAAACGTAACTACAACATTATTATTAAAAGATTGCGTGAAATCTAATACAATACTACGGCATTGCTCATATAATTCTTTATATTCATAAATACCACCCATCTTATAATTATTATGTAGTAATACAATATCGCTGCGATTTTTAAACTTTTTAACTTTGATATTCGGCCACAGATGATATTTTTTTAATACAATAATTAGACAATTTGAGTAAGTTTTATTATCATCATCAATGCTATTATATATGTTATATGTTTCATTGATGATATCAGAAATATTTTTGGGGAAATTAATAATCTGTGGTTCCGAATTCATAATTATATATATTAATATGGTTTTAAATCTTATATCAATTTACTTTTTATAAAACTTATCGAACCATTCCTGTCCTACTTTTATAGAAGCATCTTCGCTTGTCATTTTATTCTGTACTATATTTTCACGCATTTTTAAAAAATATTCTAAACTCTGATAATCAAAGCCTTCCTCTTGAACTACCATTTTATACAGCATGGGATACCTCTTTTCAAAAAATTCAATATTATTAATAGTATTCTTTAAATTGCTAATTATTTCTTCGTGTTTCATTTTATTTTTATTCTCCTCGATATTCAAAACGACTACTTGTACTATATCTATTCTTTCTTTTGTTTCCATACCATTTTTAATAAAATATGGCTGGTCTTTTGTCTTTTGTTTTTTTTTATTTCTATTATTTTATTTATTTGAAGCTTTCT